TCTCAGGAGATCAGCACGGCAGACGAAGGGGATGGTGGTCAGGTTGTGGTGATTGGTCGCTGATGCAAAACATTTTATGTGAAACCGCCTGCGGGCGGTTTTGTCGTTTATGGAGCGTGACGAATGGGTAAAGGCAGCAGTAAGGGGCATACCCCGCGCGAAGCGAAGGACAACCTGAAATCCACGCAGTTGCTGAGTGTGATTGATGCCATCAGTGAAGGGCCGATTGAAGGTCCGGTGGATGGATTAAAAAGCGTGCTGCTGAACAGTACGCCGGTGCTGGACAGTGAGGGGAATACCAACATCGCCGGTGTCACGGTGGTGTTCCGGGCCGGTGAGCAGGAGCAGACTCCGCCGGAGGGATTTGAATCCTCCGGCTCCGAGACGGTGCTGGGTACGGAAGTGAAATACGACACGCCGATCACCCGCACCATCACGTCGGCAAACATCGACCGACTGCGCTTTACCTTCGGTGTGCAGGCACTGGTGGAAACCACCTCAAAGGGGGACCGGAATCCGTCGGAAGTCCGCCTGCTGGTTCAGATACAACGTAACGGTGGCTGGGTGACGGAAAAAGACATCACCATTAAAGGCAAAGCCACCTCACAGTATCTGGCATCGGTGGTGGTGGGTAACCTGCCGCCGCGCCCGTTCAATATCCGGATGCGCAGGATGACGCCGGACAGCACCACAGACCAGCTGCAGAACAAAACGCTCTGGTCGTCATACACCGAAATCATCGATGTGAAACAGTGCTACCCGAACACGGCACTGGTCGGCGTACAGGTGGATTCGGAGCAGTTCGGCAGCCAGCAGGTGAGCCGTAATTATCATCTTCGCGGGCGCATTCTGCAGGTGCCGTCGAACTATAACCCGCAGACGCGGCAATACAGTGGTATCTGGGACGGAACGTTAAAACCGGCATACAGCAACAACATGGCCTGGTGTCTGTGGGATATGCTGACCCATCCGCGCTACGGCATGGGGAAACGTCTTGGTGCGGCAGATGTGGACAAATGGACGCTGTACGTTATCGGCCAGTACTGCGACCAGTTGGTACCGAATGGTTTTGGCGGCACGGAGCCGCGCATCACCTGTAATGCCTGGCTGACCACACAGCGTAAGGCGTGGGATGTTCTCAGTGATTTCTGCTCGGCGATGCGCTGTATGCCGGTATGGAACGGGCAGACGCTGACGTTCGTGCAGGACCGACCATCAGATAAGGTATGGACCTATAACCGCAGTAATGTGGTGATGCCGGATGATGGCGCGCCGTTCCGCTACAGCTTCAGCGCCCTGAAGGACCGCCATAATGCCGTTGAGGTGAACTGGATTGACCCGAACAACGGCTGGGAGACGGCGACAGAGCTTGTTGAAGATACGCAGGCCATTGCCCGTTACGGTCGTAATGTCACGAAGATGGATGCCTTTGGCTGTACCAGCCGGGGGCAGGCACACCGCGCCGGGCTGTGGCTGATTAAAACGGAGCTGCTGGAAACGCAGACCGTGGACTTCAGCGTGGGTGCTGAAGGGCTTCGCCATGTACCGGGCGATGTCATTGAAATCTGCGATGATGACTATGCCGGTATCAGCACCGGCGGGCGCGTGCTGGCGGTGAACAGCCAGACCCGGACGCTGACGCTCGACCGTGAAATCACGCTGCCATCCTCCGGCACCACGCTGATAAGCCTGGTTGACGGAAATGGCAATCCGGTCAGCGTGGAGGTTCAGTCCGTCACCGACGGCGTGAAGGTAAAAGTGAGCCGGGTTCCTGACGGCGTTGCCGGATACAGCGTGTGGGGGCTGAAGCTGCCGACGCTGCGCCAGCGCCTGTTCCGCTGCGTGAGTATCCGTGAGAACGACGACGGCACGTATGCCATCACCGCCGTGCAGCATGTACCTGAAAAAGAGGCCATCGTGGATAACGGGGCGCACTTTGACAGCGACCAGAGCGGCACGGTGAATGGTGTCACGCCGCCAGCGGTGCAGCACCTGACTGCCGAAGTCACCGCAGACAGCGGGGAGTATCAGGTACTGGCCCGCTGGGACACGCCGAAGGTGGTGAAGGGTGTGAGCTTTATGCTTCGCCTGACCGTGGCAGCGGACGACGGCAGTGAGCGGCTGGTCAGCACGGCCCGGACGACGGAAACCACATATCGCTTCAGGCAGCTGGCGCTGGGAAATTACAGGCTGACAGTCCGGGCGGTAAATGCATGGGGACAGCAGGGCGATCCGGCATCGGTATCGTTCCGGATCGCCGCACCGGCAGCGCCGTCGCGGATTGAGCTGACGCCGGGCTATTTTCAGATAACCGCCACGCCGCATCTTGCGGTTTATGATCCGACGGTACAGTTTGAGTTCTGGTTCTCGGAAAAGCGGATTGCGGATATCAGGCAGGTTGAAACCACAGCCCGCTATCTTGGTACGGCGCTGTACTGGATAGCCGCCAGTATCAATATCAAACCGGGCCATGATTATTACTTTTATATCCGCAGTGTGAACACCGTAGGCAAATCGGCATTTGTGGAGGCCGTCGGTCGGGCGAGCGATGATGCGGAAGGTTACCTGGATTTTTTCAAAGGCCAGATAACCGAATCCCATCTCGGCAAGGAGCTGCTGGAAAAAGTCGACCTGACGGAGGATAACGCCAGCAGACTGGAGGAGTTTTCGAAAGAGTGGAAAGACGCCAACGATAAATGGAATGCCATGTGGGGCGTCAAAATTGAGCAGACCGAAGACGGTAAGCATTATGTCGCGGGGCTTGGCCTCAGCATGGAGGATACAGAGGAAGGCAAACTGAGCCAGTTTCTGGTTGCTGCTAACCGTATCGCGTTTATTGACCCGGCAAACGGGAATGAAACGCCGATGTTTGTGGCGCAGGGCAACCAGATATTCATGAACGACGTGTTCCTGAAACGCCTGACGGCCTCCACCATTACCAGTGGTGGAAATCCACCGGTATTTTCCCTGACACCGGACGGAAAGCTGGCCGCTAAAAATGCGGATATTAGTGGCAGTGTGAATGCGAACTCCGGGACGCTCAACAACGTCACGATAAATGAAAACTGTACGATTAAGGGCATGCTGGAGGCGAATCAGGTCAGAGGTGATTTTGTTAAAACAGTATCCAAATCATTCCCGAAAAAGGCTGGTACGTGGGGTAACACGGAAACACCAGACGGGACGGTTACAGTCACCATCAGCGATGATCATAACTTTGACCGTCAAATCATTATTCCGCCCATTATCTTTAACGGTATAGCGTATGATGATCCGGGAAGTGGTGATAACCCGGGAGGTACAAGGTACACGGGGTATGGTTTTGAAGTTCGCAAAAACGGCGTATTAATCGCATCCAGAGAAACTAAAGGGGCCATTCCCGGTAGTTACAGTGCGGTTATTGATATGCCGAGTGGCAGGGGAAGCGTCACTCTGGAGTTTAAGATTTTCCAGAAAGGCAATCAGGGGGCAGGCAATATCACCGACTGTACGGTGATTGTGACCAAAAAGGCTGCTTCCGGCATCAGTATTCGTTGAAATTGTTATAACCCCAATAAAGGGCGTCAGGAATGACGCCTTTTTTATTGCAGAAAAGCGAGAGGTAATTATGCGTAAAGTTTGTGCAGCCATTTTGTCCGCAGCCATCTGTCTGGTCGTATCCGGTGCGCCTGCATGGGCGTCTGAACATCAGTCCACGCTGAGCGCGGGGTATCTTCATGCCTCGACGAACGTTCCCGGCAGCGATGATCTTAACGGGATTAACGTGAAATACCGCTATGAGTTTACGGACACGCTGGGGATGGTGACGTCATTCAGCTATGCAGAAGACAAGAATCGCCAGCTGACTCATTACAGCGATACCCGCTGGCATGAAGATTCCGTGCGTAACCGCTGGTTCAGCGTGATGGCGGGGCCGTCTGTGCGCGTGAATGAATGGTTTAGCGCGTATGCGATGGCGGGTGTGGCTTACAGCCGTGTTTCGACTTTCTCCGGGGATTATCTCCGCGTAACTGACAACAAGGGGAAAACGCACGAAGTGCTGACCGGAAGTGATGACGGTCGCCGCAGCAACACGTCTCTGGCGTGGGGGGCTGGCGTGCAGTTTAACCCGACCGAATCCGTGGCCATTGATATTGCTTATGAAGGCTCCGGCAGTGGTGACTGGCGCACTGACGGTTTCATCGTGGGTGTCGGTTATAAATTCTGATTAGCCAGGTAACACAGTGTTATGACAGCCCGCCGGTTCAGGCGGGCTTTTTTGTGGGGTGAATATGGCAGTAAAGATTTCAGGTGTACTGAAAGACGGTGCAGGTAAACCGGTACAGAACTGCACAATCCAGCTGAAAGCAAAACGTAACAGCACCACGGTGGTGGTGAACACGGTGGCCTCAGAAAATCCGGATGAAGCCGGGCGTTACAGCATGGACGTTGAGTACGGTCAGTACAGCGTTATTCTGATGGTGGAAGGCTTCCCGCCATCGCATGCCGGGACCATCACCGTGTATGAAGACTCACAACCGGGTACGCTGAATGATTTTCTCGGTGCCATGACGGAGGATGATGCCCGTCCGGAGGCACTGCGCCGCTTTGAACTGATGGTGGAAGAGGTGGCGCGTAACGCGTCCGCAGTGGCACAGAACACGGCAGCCGCGAAGAAGTCAGCCAGCGATGCCGGCACATCAGCCCGTAAGGCGGCAACCCATGCGACTGATGCTGCAGGCTCAGCACGTGCAGCCAGCACATCAGCCGGGCAGGCCGCGACGTCGGCTCAGTCAGCGTCTTCCAGCGCAGGAACGGCATCAACAAAGGCTACTGAAGCATCAAAAAGTGCTGCCGCTGCAGAGTCCTCAAAAAGCGCGGCGGCTACCAGTGCCGGTGCGGCGAAAACGTCAGAAACGAATGCTGCAGCGTCACAAAAATCTGCAGCCACTTCTGCATCCACCGCGACCACGAAAGCGTCAGAAGCTGCCACCTCAGCCCGGGATGCGGCGGCCTCAAAAGAGGCAGCGAAATCATCAGAAACGAGCGCAGCCTCGAGCGCCAGTAGTGCAGCCTCTTCGGCAACGGCGGCAGGAAATTCCGCGAAGGCCGCAAAAACGTCTGAGACGAATGCGGATAACAGCGCACAGGCGGCAGCGGCCTCACAAACTGCATCGGCAAACTCCGCGACAGCAGCCAAAAAATCAGAAACCAATGCGAAAAATAGCGAGGCAGCAGCAAAGAGCAGCGAAACTAATGCTAAATCCAGTGAAACAAACGCGGCGAAATCTGCAGCGGACGCACTTAATTATCGCAACCAGGCACAATCCGTTGTTGGTAACAATATTGGTCTTGGTGAAGTTGCTATGACCTGCACTGATATCTCTGTTGAGCCATCAGGTTATATTGGATTTATCAGGATTTACATCTCAGCGAAAGGTTATCCATCAGTAGCGTCTAGTGCCGGGGATAATCTTATTTCTGGTTATATAGTTAGATCAGAAGTGTCAACAAAAAGATATTCCGGTCTATTTGTTGGTTCAGATACAAAATCATTGTATTCGTACATTTACTGCCAAAGTTCTGGCCCGCAATGGATACGTCATACCCGCAGAGATGAATTAAGCCGCTTTGGTCAAAATGAATCAACAACTCGTATGTATGGTCCAACTGGTGATCGTTTCTTTGAAATCCATACTAACGGGAGTTGGGGGGTTTATGATTCTTCTTCTGGACAATGGTCTCCGTTAGGTTTAGCCCAGGGTGGTACTGGTGGAAGAACTATCGAGCAAGCACGTGCGAACTTGCGGGTAATGTATGAGCAAAAAGCTGGCCTTGCTAATACTGACCTAAACACCCTTACCGGTGAATATTCTGGTTTCTATCAACAACCAACGAGCGCTTACGCAACAGAAGAATTAAATTACCCAATCGGTCTGGCGGGCGCTTTAATAGTGCTCCAAACGAGAGCCAACACTGCTTCTTCCTGCGTTCAGGTGTACTACCCTTATAATAATCCGGGAATTACTTATAGACGAATATATGAAGGAGGAAGCGGTACCTGGTCTGAATGGAAGAGAGATGTATCAACAGAAAGGGTTGAAGAGGGAAAAGAAACAACTTACGTATATTCTACGTATTCTTCAGGCGCACCACGCTTACAGGTTTCCAAATCTGGTTTGTGGGGTTGTCATAATGGCACTGGCTGGTTGCCATTAGCTGTTGGGCAAGGAGGTACAGGTGCGACAACAGTAGAAGATGCGCGAAACAACTTAAGTCTTGGCGAAAGTAGCGCAGTTAAATTTAAAAATCTTACTTTAACCGAAGCGCTCGACACGACATTAGGACTGCTTACAAAAACAGGGCGAGACTGGAACACGCAGCATACTGATAACATTAATAAATTTATACCAATTGCAGGCAGTACAAACGGCCCGGCAGGCTCTATGGTTCTTGGCGGCATTCATGTTCAATTTAGTAAAAATTATGCTGTGCAGTTCGGAGGCCGCAATTCCGGTTTTTGGGGAAGAACAATTGAAAATGGAACGACGCAGGAATGGAAGAAATTACTAACAGTAGACGATCTCAATTCATCTACCGATCTTGCTGTCAGGTCATTAACCACATCTAACCCGGTAAAATCTGGCGGAGGGCGAATTGATGTCCTTGGAAGCACGTCAGACTATAGCAAAATGGATTGCTTTGTACGTGGGTTTGATAGCACCGGTAATTCTCTCGTGTGGGCGTTGGGTTCATCAGTCGGCGTAAGTAAGATGCTGTCGCTAAAAAATTTCTTTAGCGGAGCTGAGATACTGTTAAATGGTAATGACGGCGCGGTTCAACTCAAAACAGGTGCTGTTAACGGGGCTACAGCGCAGACGCTCACTATCAACAAGAATGAGGTTAACTCAACCGTTGATTTAACCCTTACAAAGCAATCAGGGACTGGTAATCGTTTTGTTTTACAGAACTCAGGTAATGCAGAACTACCGTTTTCTGTCAGGGTGTGGGGTTCCAGTACTCGACAAAACGTTTTTGAGGTTGGAACGTCTGCTGCGTATCTGTTTTATGCGCAAAAAACGTCAGCAGGCCAGTTGTTTGATGTAAATGGCGCTATTAATTGCACAACGCTGAATCAGTCATCAGACCGCGACCTTAAAGACGATATTCTCGTTATCAGCGACGCGACGAAAGCAATCCGTAAAATGAACGGATACACCTACACGCTCAGGGAAAACGGGATGCCTTATGCTGGCGTTATTGCACAGGAAGTAATGGAGGCGATACCAGAAGCTGTGGGATCGTTTACTCATTATGGTGAAGAGTTGCAAGGTCCGACCGTTGACGGCAACGAGCTACGCGAAGAAACTCGCTATCTTAATGTTGACTACTCCGCCGTGACGGGTTTACTTGTTCAGGTCGCCCGTGAAACAGATGATCGCGTTACCGCGCTGGAAGAGGAAAACACAACGCTACGTCAAAATCTGGCAACAGCAGGCACCCGGATCAGCACTCTGGAAAATCAGGTAAGCGAACTGGTTGCACTTGTCGGGCAGTTAACAGGAAGCGAACATTGATATCCTTCAAGCCCTGAAGGAGGCTGTTCCTGGTACGTTCAGACTGTTG